TGACTTTAGAAATGCTTTTGTTAAAGCCAATGAAGCCAAGTATCGTGTTGATAGAGAGTTCTATCAAATGATTGAAGACCTACGTGCTATGGGTTTAAAAGACTCGGAGATGCGTAGAATTTTCAAGAAAGAAAGTATCGGTGGAATCAACCCAATCATGCGCGGGAAGTTTGATCCCTTTGATGTGACCCCGAAAAACCGTAGAGAGATGCGGGACGCGGGTACATATGATTTGTTTCCGAACACCGAGATCAATGAAATTAAACGTATGTTGCGAGGCAAGTCTTTAATACCTGACACTGGGCCTAGACAAAATCCAACGCCGCAGCCTAGACAGGCGCCATCTTTCAGCACCCCTTCTACGGATAGAATACAAGGTAATCTAACTCCATCGTTTAGTACCCCTTCTACTGAGAGGCGTACCCCAGCACCTATTGTTCAGGCTCGTGCTCCAGGGCCAGTTGCCCCTGAATTATTAGGCGGCGATCCGTACACTGCGGCTCTCAATGCACAAATCGCCAACCGTCAAAACTAGTGGAACGTTACGTCTTGTTCCACACGAACTCCTAACCCACCAAACAGTTTGACTAGTTCGTCAACCTGCTCTTCAACATCTCTTAGGATTTCTTGATCTTCTACTTCAGCGGCTAGGTTAACCGCGGTAGTCACTAGCTCCATTAAAGCATTCCGTTGCATGGGATGCATGTCTTTCAAACCTACTGAATTAAACTTCTGTATCCATTCTTTTGCTGATTTTCCGCTCACTCTATTTCTCCCCAATTATCTTTCAATTCATCGTCTACTTTTGAAGGCACTTTTAACACATCAGACAAGCCCGTTTCCATGATGTGCTTTATTTTTTGGGCTTGGTCGTTACTTTCTACAGAGAAGCATAGCTCATCATGCACCGTTAACATAGGTAAAAGACCCTCGGCATAACAATCTGCCATAGCCTTCTTCGTTTGGTCCGCAGCGGAGCCTTGAATTAGTTTATTCAAAGCTTTGTATGTGAAGGCTCTTCTCAACGGTTGTCCCCACTTCTTCATCGCTTCATCAAAAGGCAAAGGCTTCTGGTATTCATGGGAGAAACTCCTTGGCTCCCACATATCAAACCTACAACGCCGGCCAAGAAGTGTTCTGATCTGACCAGTTGCCCCCGCTTGTTTCGTAGCTAGATCCGCGAGGTCTTTAACAAACGGAACTTTGTCCTTGTGCTTAGCCAACAAATCGGTTGCCTCTTCAACCGAGATACTTAGCTGCTCTGCTAGCTTGGCCTTACCCATTCCGTACATGATACCAAGATTAACAACCTTGGCTTGTTTGCGGTTGATCCCCGCAAGGTCTGCAACCATCTGGTGAAGATCAACATCCCCTGAGTTGTACTCAGACACAATATCATCGACCACTGGATGCTTGTATTCCCCACCTAAACTGGCAGCAAAATGAACAAGTAACCTTGGCTCTTGGCTAGAATAATCAAACGACCCCCATTTTGTACCCTCTTCAGGAACAAACAATCCCCGAATCATTTTCTTAATGTCTGGATCTCTTGCAGGAATCTGCTGAAGGTTGGGGTTAGACGAGGAAAATCTCCCCGTTACTGTGCCTCCGCCATCGTTTCGTAGCTGGTGAAACTCACAATGTATTCTGCCGTTATGCTGATGCCGTAGTATGGTGTCTATAAAAGTGCTACTTGCTTTATCGACCTCACGTAGTCTTACAATCATCTGTGCTACAGGATGTGCGTGGGAGTTTAGATACTGCTTGGTGAAAGAAGGCGCCCCTGCCTCTGTCTTAGGGTACTTCAGATCAATAGAGTCAAACACTTTAGCCACCGATGCCGCGGCCCACGGTTCAATATTAACCCCCGTCTGACGGTGTATCTCTAATCGGAACTCTTTGTCTCTAGTTTTTAAAACCTTCTTGGCTTGTTCAGCTTTGTCTAGATCTACTCGTACACCTAGCTGACGCATGTCGCACATCATGGGAACCAAACTTGTTTCCAAGCCCCAAATGTTCCAAAGGTCTTGCTTGTCTAACTCTACCTTTAAACGTTCCCATAAACGTAAGGTTAACCCTGCATCCTGTTCCGCGTATTTGCCTACGAACTCCGGAGGTAACTTGTACATCTCGGCCTTTGGATCTAATCCCCACTCCGCCGCCGCAACACGAAGAAGCTTTTCATCTTTTCTCTCGTCTAAATAATCTCGGCCCAAGTTGTTAAGGCTGTATGAGAACCTGTTCTCATCTACTACTGCCCCCGTAACCATAGTATCTATGATACGGCCTTCCACTTTAATACCCTCGGCCCTCAGCCATCCCAAGTCATAGCTAGCGTTGTGCATAATCTTATCGATGTGAGGTGTAGCCATCTGCTTCTGTAGCCACTTGAGAGCTATCCTAGCGTCCATGTTGTGACCGTTGGCATGTCGTATAGGGAAGTACCCCTCCCAGTCCCCAGCGGCCACCGCAATGCCCACAATGTATCCATCCTTACGCACCCACCCAGGTCCAAGCTTAAGTAGGTTGGGATCACATGTCTCAAGATCAACAGCTATCTGTTTGTGCTTAGTCAGATCCGGGAACTCTGTTGGGATATTCCATACAAGTTGCTTACCTTGATCCATCTGTCTGGCGATCAAGTAATCTTTGTCAAACATTTCTTTTTGGCTCATGATTAAACTCCGCCTTTACCCAGCCATTGATCTAGCCTTTTATGTACGGACTCATCCTTTTCAGAAAACTCTGCACCCAAAGCTGAGTACCCACACTTGTCGATCCAAGAGTCATCTCCCCCTAAGTCATTTAGAAGTCTGGCTGTTTTGACCCAGTCCATCATCAAAGCTACGTGCTGGGGAGTAATGTATCCTGTGTTTATATAAGACTCTTTAACTATAATATTCCAACCGTCAGCAATGCGCGTGAAATTATCGTGTGCATCTCCATAATCGTCGGCCCTTTGCCCGTTGACGTACTCTTTAGCCTTGTCTAGGACCATATCTCTTTTCATATTTTGTACCTGTATTGTTTGTTGGACTCCACGAGAAACAAATTGTTTTTCGCCCTAGTTACGGCAACATAAAAAACCCTGTGCTCGTCTTCCGGATGCTTGCCTTCGACACAATTTTTAGTGGACCCTAAGTATACCGCAACGTTGTCATCCTCCCCGCCCTTCATAGCATGAATAGTCGATAGCTTTATTCTAGGATCCCGGTAGACACTCTCCCCCCTACGTTCAATGGCACGAATATATAGTTTCTCTTCTTGTGAAAGATTGACAACGTCCATGGGGTCTAAGTTTATATCGGCCAACATTCCAAAATCCTTTACAAGGATCTCATGTGTTAACATTTCCGTGGATCCCGCGGCCTCTAAGAGTTTAAGTGAACCTCGTTTAACAACAGCATTTGGACCCATCTTAGGGACTACTTCATACAACTTTTTAACCTGTGCTACATAGGCGCCATAGGTTGTCAGATCTTTCCACACCCGCATGGCAGTGATCTTATTCTCATCGATAGACCACCTACCCTTTCGGCTATAAAAGTATCCCATCTCTTCAAGCTTCTCGGATATATCATTCACAAAACTGTTAGTCCTAGCCATGATTGTCCAAGAGCCTCTATCCAAGGGAAGATTCCATAGGCTTCCGACTACCGACACTCTACCATCTTCCTCCCTTGGATAGAACTCTTTGGGTAGCCTACCAGGGATGCGTCTGGAGATACGCATGGCTAGCTCCCAGACGCTGCGTGGGAGGCGATAAGACTTGTTGAGCACCTCGACATCATCAGAGGAATTAGCGAACTCACGCACGTCTACAGACGTCCACCTGTGTATCGCTTGATCATCGTCTCCTGCAACCAGAACCTCATCGGCAGTCCGCGCCATCTTCTCCACCATTCGCCACTGTAATGGAGTTAAATCTTGCGCTTCATCTACGATCAACAGAGCAAGGTGCGGTGTGTCAGCAACCTTGATGTACTCAGATATCATGTCAGTGAAATCTACTTTGTTTAGCCGGCTTTTGTACTCTATTAATTGGTCATTGATTTGCACTAGCTTAGAGTAATTCAATTTGTAGTCAGCTTCGTAGTTGTATTCGTGATCTAATGTTGACATGCGATAGCATGACTTCATGATTAGCTGGAGATACTTGGCCCCTGACCCACCCATAGCAGGAATAGATATGCCATCACCCATCGATGTGCTGTCACCTCCGTCGAACATTACGCCCAATATACTACCTAACCTCTTCCAATCCTCCCGACCCATGATGTCTTGAGACTGCAGCCCTAGGGCATGGTATCCTGTTGCATGTAAGGTTCTGAAGTGGGGGAAGTCCGTCCGGTTTAAATTAAACTTAGAGCAAGCCCTTTCAACAAACTCATTAATTGCTTTAGTTGTGAATGAAACTACCCCTATCTTGGATGGATGGACCCCCTCACCCAAACGCTCTTCTACTCTTTGTATCAGAGTATAGGTTTTCCCACAGCCTGGTGGACCCAAGATCAACTTAGCGTTAGGTATCACGACGATTATCCAACCAAGATTGTATCTCTTCAGAACTCCAACGGCTGGCCGACCTCTTAGAGTCTCCGCTTCCAAGCTTGTATGGCTTAGGAAACTCACCCTCGCCTACCCACTTGTAGATGGCAGACTCAGACACGCCGAGCCACTCCGCAACATCCTTTACTCTCATCATTTTAGAACGGGATGTCATTTTTTATCTCCTTAACAGGTAGGAACACTTCTTCATTTTCAAAAGAAGGAACCCACCAAACCCGTGTAGTGGTTCTGGTTCCGTCTTCTTTGGTTATACTCTTGTGACCATGGCACTCTCGGTTGCCATTCAACTTCTTTAACTGATCTCCAACCTGCGCCCTAGTAAATGAATTGAACCGGCGATTGGTTAGGAACTCCATTATCCCAGACATTGTAAACAATGTTATACCCTCATTTGTTGCAAAGGGTTTGCCGCTCAACATTTCTTCGGTGTGCAACGCCCTTATCCTGCTTGTACAATACTCTCTTAACAAAGCCTTAAACTCTCCGGTAATTGTTAGCTCTTCAGGAACCTCTTGCTTGGTCCCCTCGTTCAACCAAGCCTGTAACATGCTTGTCCACTTAGCTGGACGAACCTGAGGTGGAGCAATACTCGCTTGCTCTATACACGCTCGTTGAAACAGTGATTGATTGTGGAGCTGCTCTGTATTTAACTGGATACGATTACCACCCACCGTTAAGAAATACAGTCGTGGCTCCGATAATATTATTTGTAGGTTACCCATAACGGGAGCCTCTACCGCGGCATCCCCGATGCCGAACTTTGCAGCCGAACACATCTCTTTGTCACAAAAGCTTTTGAAAGGCTCCTGTTCACAGGTGTAAAAATACTCCTTCCTTTCCAGACTCTTCTGCAAATCCAATACTTCTTTAGCATCAAGAGGTGTGCTGAACAGCGCGTGATTGAATGTCTCCATCTCAGACTTCCAATCGTCACCAAACTTTAGCCGGCAATACACACCGATCATGAAAAGTTTTTTGTTTCGATCCTCAGACGTGGCACCATCAGTGAACAGGTGCTGCAAACAAGGAGGCCCGTCCTTAAAATATTTCCTAGGTTTCTTAACCCTTAAGGTTTCAAGGTGGTTAATCGTGCATCTTTTCTCCTCTATCTTAAGAAGAAAATCAGACAACTCAATGGACTCTACATTCTCATTGAAGCAATATCGTTGGGGCAACTCTGCGTTGTGATACGGCAGGTTTAAGAAGTTTCCCACGTCCCCTCTTTCGGACAGGATCTTATCTTGTTTAGGGAATATCTCACACCCACTGTGTCCCAAGGCTACAGCCATCTCTAAAAGGTATTCTCGAACAACCTTGGCCTGTTCATACTCTTGTAAAAACAAATACAAGTGCGCTCCACCAGACTTGGATCTGCAATGAAGCAAAGGGAAACCCAGCTTCTGTATTCTTTTTTGTAGTGCAGATTGGTCAAGGTCGTAGATATCTATGTCCAAGGCGCCCCACCTACACTTGTTATCCTCATTGATGGGGATAGCTCCAACCCCTTGCCCTCCGTTAATGTGTCCCTGCATTAAGGACTTGTCCAAGGGTTGTCGGACAATCTTACTTTCTGCATCAGCCTTTCCATTGCGGCCAACACGGCCAACAGTTGTAGTACCATGTGCAACTCTCGACCCCTCAAAGGCCGCGAGCATTTTATCTGCTAGTGACATGCATCGCTCCTAAAAAAAACATTCACGCTAACGGCGTTAGCGTGAATGTTGAAAAGATTAAAACGGGATGTCGTTGTCCCGATTATCTTTT